CAGCACTGGTACTCCTCCGTATGGCAACGAAGTTTTAGCAGCCTATGGTAGACTCTGGGTAGCGGATGTTACAGGTAACAAGCACACTGTCTATTGGTCTGATCTACTTAATGGTCATCACTGGACAGGAGGCACATCAGGCTCGTTAGACGTTACTACTGTATGGCCTACAGGCTTTGACGAGATAACGGCTCTAGCGGCTCACAATGGCTTCCTAATCATCTTTGGCAAGAAGTCTATACTGGTGTACTCAGGAGCCTCTTCACCGGCTACTATGACGCTTACAGACACCATAGAAGGCGTTGGTTGCATAGCTCGTGACTCAGTACAGCACACAGGCACTGACATCATCTTCTTGTCTGAGACAGGTGTACGTAGCTTTGGCAGGACTATACAAGAGAAGTCCATGCCTATGCGTGACATCAGCAAGAATGTACGCACAGACTTGGTGTCTTTAATTCCTTTACAGACTAATCCTATCAAGTCACTGTACAGCTCTGAAGAAGCCTTCTACCTGTTAACACTACCTGACAGCAACACAGTGTACTGCTTTGACATGCGTAGAGCGTTAGAGGATGGTTCACACAGGGCTACTACGTGGTCTGGTATGTATCCTCTGTCCTTTGCTGTACTGGAAGATGGTGAGATATACATAGGCATCTCTTCAGGCATTGTTGAGTACAAAGGCTATATGGATGGTACTAACAAGTACGAGATGCGATACTTCAGCAACCCTATGGACTTTGGTAACACATCTAACCTGAAGTTCCTGAAGAAGTTTAACTTGACTATCATTGGTGGTCAGAACACACCTACTACTCTGAACTGGGGTTATGACTACACAGCTAACTACACTAAGCAAGCTTTTACATTTGCTTCTAGCAACATAGCTGAGTATGGTATAGCTGAGTACAATACCACAGGCGAGTACACCTCTTCTATTCTCATCAACACTCCAAAGGTTAACACCAGCGGTAGCGGTGAGGTAGTAACCATTGGCATAGAAGCAGAAGTCAACGGTGCTCCATTCTCAATTCAAAAAATCGACATACATGCTCTACTAGGGAGACTTATCTAAATGTCTAATTACACTAAGACAACTAACTTTGCTACAAAGGATTCTCTCCCTTCAGGCAATGCTGCGAAAATTGTGAGAGGAACAGAGATCGACACTGAGTTTAACAACATAGCGACAGCCAGTGCTACTAAGGCTAACTCTGCTGATCCTACATTTACTGGTACTGTAACAGCCGCTACCGTAAACGTAACTGGTACATTGACGGCTGGAACAATTACTGGAGGGTCTTACTAATGGCTATTGATATGTACGGAAACTACACACCCGATGCTAATCCTTTTATATCTCAGCCTTCTAATGCTTTAACAGGTTTTGTACCGCCTTTAGACACAGCGTCTATGGATGCTCAGATAGCTTCAGCAGGTGTTATACCTCAAGCATCAGGCGGCTTTTTAAGTAGTGCCCTTGACTTTTTAGGTAGTGATACTTTTAATCAAGCACTACGTACAGGTGGTCAGTATTACTTAGGCCAAGAAAACATTAAGGGTGCACAACAGCTAGGCCGCGAGACTCAAGCAGGTGCTCAAGCTTTAGCTCAAGAAGCACGGGCAGGTACAGAGTTTAAACCTTACACCGTTACAAGCGGCTTGGCTAACGTAGCTACAGACCCTACTGGCGGGTTTGCTGTAAACCTATCTCCAGAACAACAAGCTCTACAGGCGCAGCTACAGGGCCAAGTAGGTGGTTTGTTTGGTCAGGTAGGTGCAGACCCTGCTACAGCACAAGCTGCTCTCTATGAGCAAATGAGAGCTACACAGCGTCCTGAAGAAGAGCGTCAGCGTCTAGCACTAGAAGAGCGTATGCTGTCACAGGGTCGCCTAGGTTTAGGCTCTGCTGCTTACGGTGGTTCTTCTCCTGAGCTACTGGCACAAGAGACTGCGCGACAGGAAGCGATGGCTCGCGCTAACTTAGGTGCTCGTCAACAAGCAATGGCTGAACAATCTCAAGCTGCTCAACTGGGTGGTATGCTACAGGCTGCGGGCTATCAGCCACAGCAGCAAGCGTTGTCTATGTTGTCTGCTAGTCAAGTACCTGCTGGCTATGCTGATATTGCTCGTAGGACTGGTACTGAACTGGCTACACAGATGGGTCTGGGTGGCTTGGAAGCAAGACTACAAGCGGAAGACTTAGCTAATCGTCTACAGCTACAGCAAGGGGAAGCAATCTTAGGTTCTTTGTTTGGTCAACAAGCCACAACTCAAGAGCAAATACTTAATAGAATACTTAATCCTGACGGTGCTGCTTTAGCAGGTGTAGAAGGGCTGTTAACGGGAGGTATTGATTGGTTAGGTGATAAACTAGGTTTCGGAGGATAAGATAATGGCTAGAACAGATATTGCAGGACTCCTTACGGGCATGCCGAGCAGCCGTCCCGATCCTCTGGGAGCAGGGATTAACTCAGAGCAGCAGCGGTTAGCCTTTGGCGCACAACGTGCCGAAGGTTTACAGCGTGGTATGCGAGGCTTAATGGGCGGAGACACTAGGACTCCAGCAGAGCAACTACAGATGGCTATGGCTCAATTAGACTTAAGCAAGCCAGAGGACTTACGTAAACTGGCAAGCGTTCAACAGGCTACTGGTGACTTAGCTGGTGCTGCTCAGACTGCTGCTAGGATTCAAGCAATGAAGCAGGCAGATATTGAAGAAACAAGAGCAAAAGCGCGAGAAAATAGAGCCGTAGCGTCAGAGCTAAGGGCGCTAGAAACGTATGAGATTGGTAAGCTTGACAGGCTTGATAACAAAGAACGGCAAAAGTTATCAGATAGTATAGCTAAAGAACAATTAGCAATGGCGAAAGCTAGAGAAGCTAGACAAAAAGCAGCATCTGAAAAGGCTCTAAGCGACGAAGTAAAACTAGAAGCTCAACAAGGAGAACTACGCACCCTCTACGTAAACGAGGCTATAGACAAAGGAAAACCTGAGTTAGCTGAGAAGATTAGAATAGGCATGGACTTAGCTACAGCGGGGACTCTCCTTACAAAAACTTCAACGGCTCAGATTAAACCTGTAACCGGAGACGAAAAAGAGGCGTATGATAATATTTTATACACACCTGCTATGCAAAAGCTATTACCAAAAGCACTAACAAAAGGATGGCACAAAGGCCCGTTAAATGATGCAACTGAAAACGCTATCTTCTTAAAGACAAAAGAGATAGCAACGAGAGAACAGCTGAGTACTGAGATTGCAATGGTTAAAGCTATTAACGCCCTAGTTAAACTTCAGGATGTTCCTCCTGATGGGGCAGATCCCAACAAGGAAGAGAGACGTGAGTTAGACAGCAGAGGCAGGCCGTTGCCAGACGAGACTCCATCCCCTCAGGCTGATGACGCTTATACAGATATGGGTAAATAAGCATGGTAGACATGACAGCAGCTTTAGACGTACAGCAAGAAGAAACCGAAGTTAACCCTCTGGCTCAGAGAAGAGCTAGACGGGAAGCTGTGGCTGCGGAAGTAACTGCACAAGAAGTTGCAGAGCAAGCTGCTCAAGAAGCTAGAGAAGCCGAGCTAGGTAAGGCTTTGACTCTTGAAGATATTACAGGAAGTTTTACTCTCCAAAAGCTAGGGGTATTACCGGGAGATCGTGTAAAGGATAATAAACTTGTACGTATCTTTTCTGATGAAGATGATGTCATAGATATTGATCATGTTCTAACACAGGAAGATATAGATAACTCTGCTACTTTACAACGATTAGACGCAGTAGCTGGTGACTTGGTTATTAAGAAAGATGGTAAGCGTGAGTTTCTATCAAGAGGCGCAGAAAACCAAACCAGACAGGCGTTGTTTGAGTTTATTAAAAACCCTAGTTACATAACCAATGCTCTTAATTTTTTAGATGCTCTTAACCCGCTGCCTACATGGGCCAAAGGTTACACCACTCCTTACGGATACAGCCCTGTAGTCGCAGGGACAATGCCTTCAGGTACTACTGTTGAGGAAGAGTTTAAAGAAGACATCAGCAAGCTACCTTTTAACGAAAGACGTTTGGCTATTAAAAGAAGAAACGAAAGAGCCTTACTAAAAACGTCAGGCCCTATGTTTTCTTATGATCCTGAATCCATAGGCTCTACAGTAGGCGCTATCTCTAAGGCAGTAATTGATCCTATCAACCTAGTACCTGCGGCTTCTACAGTAAGGGGAGGTATTCTTTTAGGTACAGCTATTGCAGGCTTCGGCAGTATAGCTGACGATTATGTATACTCAGAAGCTGGAGAGATAGACCCTCTTAAGGCAGGCATATCCGCAGCTGCAGGCGGTGTACTTAGTGGTGCTTTTGTAGGTGGTGCTAAGGTATTAGGAGACAGAGGTGCTAAGAAGCTAGTAAGGAAAGCTCAGATAGAGATGGACAAAGCACTGGCGCGGGGAGCTGATCCGTTAAAAGGAAAAGAGATTTTACAGGAAGCAGGTATAGACCTTAATAAACTTAAGGCAGCACAAACACGCATAGGTGCTAAACTAAACATCTCTCCAGCAAAGGTAGCACAGAAGCAAGCAGATGATGTAGTTGTCAACGATAGTGCTGTAGGACGATATACTAACAGCAAGGTTGATAAGATTCTAGGCGTACTTAGTACCCGTATCAAGGCTATAGATGAGCAGACCTTTGGGCGACTACGTAGGTTTGAGTTTGACTCACATAGGAATACGTCTAAAGCTCTTGGTAACGCACAAAACTGGGTTAAGGGTTTCTCTCAGCTTAACGCTCCTGTCAAGAACAACATTGCGCGGTTGTTATATAATGAAGACTTCGACGCTGCTAGGGCGCTGATGGGTCGTGAGTTGTCTACAGAGTTTGACGGTACTATCGTTCCTATGTTAAAGAAGCTGGGTGATGATCTAAAAGCTTCAGGTCATTCCTTCAAGAAGGTTGATAACTACTTCCCGCGTCTTGTTAAAGATTTAGAAGGTCTACAAAAAAGTTTAAACGTACAGCAGAAAGGTTTGATAGGCGCGGCAAAGAATAGATACGCTGCTAAAAAAGGTATCTCTGCTGAGAAACTAACGCCAGAAGAAAACGCAGAAGTAATTGACATGCTGATGAGAGGTCATACCTTTGGTATTAAAAAAGGTCAGCCGGGTTTTGTTCGTCAGCGTAAGCTAACTTTAAGCGACGATCAGATGAAGTACTATGCTTCTCCTGAAGAATCATTAGCTATCTACTTACGTAGGGCTGTGAACGATATTGAAAAGAGAAAGTTCATGGGCCAGTTTGGAGCCTTTAACAAAGAAGGGATGTTAGACGCTGACAAGTCGATAGGTAACTACGTTGAGGACGCTATAAACAAAGGGCGTATTCGTCCAGAACAAGAAGCTGATATGCTTGAGATGCTTAAGAGTCGTTTCGTAGGAGGAGAACAATCTCCGGGAGCACTGAACGCCACCTTCCGGGACTTGGGGTACATGGGTACTATCGCTAACCCTGTCTCCGCGCTCACTCAGTTAGGTGATCTAGGTACTTCAGGCGCACTTAACGGACTTCGCAACACACTAGCTAGTTTATTCAAAACTAAAAACATTGAGTTAATAGATATTGGACTAGATGAAGTATCTAAAGAACTAGCGGAGGGAAGTTTAAAAGGAACTTCTAAGCTGTTAGAAAAGGTGATGAGGGGTTCTGGCTTTAAAAAACTAGACCGGCTAGGTAAAGAAACCTTTATCAACGCTGCTTATAAGAACGCCCAGAAGATGGTAAAGAAAGACTTAAGTAAGTTTAAGAAGAAGATAGGGTCTACCTACGGAGACGAGACTCAGGCTTTGATTAAAGACCTTGAAGAAGGGAACATGACTGACACAGTTAAGTACTTCTTGTTCAATGAGCTGTCTGACGTTCAGCCTGTGACTTTGAGTGAGTTCCCTCAGGCTTATCTGAACAACCCTAATCATCGTATACTTTACATGCTTAAGTCTTTTACTCTTAAACAGATTGACGTAGTTCGTAGGAATGTAGTGCAAGAGTATGCGAAAGGTAACAAGAAGGAAGCAGTTAAGAACGCAGCACTACTGGCGGCTTACTTATCCACAGCTAACACAGGAACTCAGTACGCTAAAGACCTAGTGTTAGGTAGGGAAGTTAAAGCTGAAGACATACCTGACAGAGCGATGTGGAATCTTCTTAGCGTGTACGGTATTAACAGGTACACCACTGATCGCTACCTGTCTAACGGTGATTGGAAAGGTGCAGTTGTTAATACTATTACGCCAGCAACTCCGCTTATAAGTAATGCGTTTAGTTTAGTAGGGGAGCTTTTTGAGGATGACCCTAACGTAGCAAAGCTGGTCAAGCCCGTGCCTGTAGTAGGCAACCTAGTCTACAACTGGTTCCTCGGCGGTGCTGAAGAGTACGATGAAAAACAAGAAGCTGAAAGAAACAAATAAAAAAGGGGCCATTGCGGCCCCTAAGTTTTACTACACTATCTCACATGCCCCACCTACACATGCTAACTCCTGACTTCCTGTCGTGTTATCCTCTTCCTCGTACTTCTCTAGGTCATCCCAATCCACACCCACTGGCATTGCTGCTACTAGCTCATCATACTTCTCAGCGTCAATGTCCTCATAAGGAGCTTGTTGATATACATGGTCACTATATGGCAACAAACTAATCCCGCTACACAAGTCAAAGTTCTCCCATATCCACTGTGCTACTTGCAGGAACTCGTTATCAGTGTAATAAACAGTGATGCTTGGTTTATGTTCGCACCAGTGGTTCTGATATGCTTTCCAAAGTTCTAGCTGCTGCATAGCACCCACCTGCTTAACCGTCACAGAGGACTCTGGAGCCTTCACAGGGAAGCTAAAGACTGCTGATGAGGGTGACATAACATCCTGCTCTACGGGGAATCCTGACTGTCCCATGAAGATTGCAAGCGGGTCTTTGTTGTCGCTACGTACTCTGCGAATGTAATGCTTAGAGAAGCGAGGATGGATACCACTAGCACTATCAACAAGTTGAGATACAGTGCCGCTAGGCTTAACGCACGTAATAGCCGCAGACTGGTTAATGCCAAGCTTCTCAGCCCACTTCTTATTTGTATCCACAGCAACATCTCGTACTTCCTCCAGCCACTTGCCTAAGTCCTTAGACTCTCCCTTACTCAGCAGGTAGTGATCCATGATGCCTGTCATGCTGACACCCAGTAGTGCTTCCTCTTCAGTGTTCTTCTTCCAGCAGTTACGCAGGTATCTGAAGTCTGTCAAGGTAGCCTGTAGTGTACCAATGATAGCAGCCATCTCTGCCTTACTCTTGAGACTAGCCAGTGTGTCATCAGGACGTACAACAATCTCTGACAGGTTACAGAACTGATTGCTACGTAGGATAATCTCTGAGCATGGGTTAGTACCAAAGTCCTGATCAGGGTCACGCCTACCGTTACGTGCTGCAATCTTCTGAGCTGCTATACGGCTAAAGATTCCACGCTCACCCGCCTTACTCTCGTACATGTTCTGCATCTCGCCTAAGAAGGATTCAAAGTCTGGCTTCTCAGTGTACGCTACGCTGTTGTTAGCAAGCCTACGGTGGCCTTCATGCCTCCACCAGTCACCTGACTTAGCCTTCGCCATACGTGGATCAGACAGGTTAGAGAGGCTGATTAGAGCTGATCTACGCACACCACCTACCACTACAATGTCAGCTATCTTACATACAACATCGTGGCACTCAATAGAGGTTAGCTTGCGTCCTGCTGCCTTCTGGAATATCTCTACACAGAAGTTGAACAGATCAATCAAAGGCTCAGGCCCTGAAGCTCTACCACCAAAGGTCTTCAGTCTAGCTCCTGCTGGACGTATACGGCTCATGTCCCACGCAGGTATCTTACCAGCATACAGCATAGCTATCAGCTCACGGAATGCAGATGCCCAGCCTATCTTGCTGTCAGCTACAACAATGGTGCTGTCAGTCTTGTGAAAGGTCTCTGCAATAACAGGTAGCTTGGTAATGAAGTTGCGCTCTACGCTGAAGCCTACACCTGTACCACACATCAGCACGTACATCAGCTCGTCAAAGCTACGCGGTGAGTCAATGGCTAAGTAACTACAATTAAATCCAGCTACGTTATCCTTTGCCAGAGCATCACCTGCTGTCATCATACAGCGCATGCTAGGCATAACTTCCATGTTGTGTATAGAGTTAAATAACTTTAACGCTGTCTTCTCGTCTATCTGTCCACGGTCTTTCCAGAAGTCTACGTAACGGTTGACTGTCTCGTCCCAACGCTCTCTGCGCTTCTGTTCAGGTAGCCATCGTGCGTAGCGGCTCTTGTGTATAAACTGTTGATACTGATCCATTATGTGTTCTCCTCTGTTACCATTGCTGTTAGCTTCTGTAAGTACCAGCCAGCTTTCTGTAGGTCTTCTACCTGCTTACCTTTGTAGTCATAGCGCCACAAATACTTCATGCAGTTGCCCTTGAGGTAGCCTTTGAATGCCACTGAAGACATAGACTCTTCAATAGCTTCAATACACTCTATGTTGCCAGTGTTGTAGTGGGTGGGTCTGTTAACACTGTCCATAATCTCTTCAGCTTCTTCGTGAGCTGCCTGCATCCAAGCCTCTAGTCCTGTCTTCTGCTTTTCAATAGCAGGTGCTTGCTTTCTCAGGGCATCCCACTGTGCTGGTGTTGCGTCATTAAGTCTCATCATCAAAGTCCTCTGCTATTCTGTCAAAGTTTCTAATTATCCTACGTTCAAATGCTTCCACTAAATCAGTCGGTGTTATAGACAACAGCTCACACAGTAGCTCCTCATCTAACTGTAACACCATCTTTTCTTTTAGTTCCTCTAGTGTCATGGCCATTATACTTTCTTCCTTTTGATGTACCGTGTCATATCCTTGGCTGTCTCTACAGTGTAATGCTGGAACCCTTCCTTGTCACACCACTCTCCCATCGTTATCTTACCGCCCTTGCGTACCTTCTTGTTAGGGTTTGACAACACAAAGATTAACTCCCACTCAGGCATTGAATCTCTAATGGCTGTGTACTTCTGTGTGTCACCTACCCTGAAGAACCCTTTACACTCTATCAGTATTGCCTTGTCCTCGTGTACGAAGTCCGGTAGATACTTCTTGTGTACTGTGTACGGTATGCCATAAGGTTCAAACTTGTACTGTCCATCTAACTTCTCTGATAAGTCCTTCTCAAGTCCTGACCTAAAAGCCCTCTTCATCTGGCATTACCTCCTGTACCTTGGGTTCCTTTACTACGTCTACTAAATACTTAGGCCCATAGGAGTAAGCGAAGACCCTCATGTTGGGGTAGCAGTGTTCTTTAAACTGACAGTAAGAACAGCCCATCGCTAACTTCATGTTGCCTGACTTGCCATCAGGTACTGGATCATAACAGTACTCTGTTGGTTCATCCCCTTCAACCAGCTGCTTGATGTGCTTAACCCTATCAACAATAGGTTCCTTGAGCTTTTCATTCTCTACATTCTCAAGGTCATACTTCAAGTAAGTCAAGTGACCGTTGGCTTTATCCATCGTTAGCCAGCCTACCTGTGTCTCACCACAATCATGGGCGTAGGCTTTGATCTGATCAATATAACCGAAGGGGTCATCGTTGGCCAGTGTGCCGTCCTTAAACTTCTTGAACCCAAAGCTGCTTGCTGACTTGACATCAGTAACAACACCGTCAATCTTGCAGTCCATGTGACCCACAATGCCTTCAACTTTACAAACCCTCTGCTCTTCAGTTACTGTGTGTCCAGCCATACGTGTCAGGAACAACAACATCTCTTCAATCAAGTGACCGTACATAAACTTGACATAGGTATGTGGCTGAAGTTCTTCACCAGCTGTGCCGTTGTAGTGGTTCCAGAGGTAGCGGTCAGTGCGGCCAATATTACTGAGGCGTAGCCTCCGGTTATCCTCTCGCTTCTCCCGACCAAACTCAGTACGCATCAGTGCCTTGACACCTTCTCCGAACTTCTCTATCTCTGCTTCTACATCTACAGATGGGTCAGCATCCTTGCTTTCCATCAGTGCGTAGATGTCCGCTACTACATTGTCCGTTGTTTTATTAGTACTCATGTATCACTTCCAGTATTAGTTCGTTTGCTATCGGGGGTGGCAACCTGAACCACTCGTTGATATTGTCACATTCCTTTGCTAGTCTTACATGTGCTGCTGACTCCGCTGCTCTCCTGTCGTCTACCTCGTAGGTATAAACAATGGTGTAGTCCCTGAAGGGTGAGGATGTCTGGTAGTTCTTGAGCCTATCCGCTGATTCTACTGCCATTCCTACCTTGACCCACTCAGGCCACGCTGGGTTTGTGATGACGTACACCTCGCCTTGTGTACTGTCCTTAAAGTTCTCTAAGGAACTAAAGGCTGCTTCCTCAAATCCTTTGTAGTTGCCTGATTTATATAGAGGATGTTTCTTTGATATGTATTTACCATTAACGAACATCCTATCAGGGTTTGAAAGTTTACAGTTTTTTAAGTTGTGTCTTGTCTGATAACAAAACTTACACGTTGCATTGTTGTTCTTCCTAAAGGAAGGTGCCCAGTTATCCTCAGTAAGTGTTACACTGCAATCTCTACACTTAGTGTGTGTCTGCCCAACTGGTTCCGACTTTGTAATCTCCGGCGAGAGGGCAGTTGAGTTCGTAGTGGAGGCCCGCAGCTTCAACACAGCTTGCTGCCAGTCTTCCGAAAACCTCTGACTTCTCCTGTCTGACTTCTGTCTGGATTTCATCGTGAATGTTCCCTAAAAAGTTAAAGTCTATACCCCATAGTATAGCATATTCGTGCAGTAAACACAAGGCTTTCTTCATAACGATGGCCCCGGCTGACTGCAGTAAGCTATTCAATGCAGCGTGTTCTGATCGTATGGTGATCCTTCGCTTATCCAAGCCATAAACATAGCCTCTTGTAGCCGCCATTCCAACTCGTGTTCGTAACTCTCCAAGAGCTGGCGTATTTGCGAGGAACTTTTCCTTAAGTCGTTGACCGTCCTTTCTAGTTCCACCAACGATGCTTCCGATCTTGGCATCTCCGGCCCCATACAGGAAAGCGTAGATGAAAGTCTTAGCTTGATCTCTAGTGTCAAGGCCCGCAGCCAGCTGATTTGCCGTGTGTATATCTCCNTTGAGTATNTCATTTGTGTATCCTTCATCGTTCATGTAGTGTGCCAACATGCGTAGCTCAAGACCGCTGGCATCCATACCGACTAGCTTGTATCCTTCCTGCACTGTCCACACATCACGACACTGCTTGCCGTAGGGTGAGTAGACTGCCGGAACCTGTCCCATATTGGGGCTAGAGTGCGTCATGCGTCCTGTCACTGCTCCGTTGGTGTTCACATACCCGTGTACTCTACCGTCGTCCTCGACTGCTTCTAGCCAGCTCTGCACCTGTGCGACACGCTTCTGTATCATCAGGTACTCAGCTATCAAAGAAGCCTGTGGTATTCCGTTCACTGTACTCAGCACCGCCTCGTCTACGATGGCTTGTCCTGTCTCAGTAAACTGCTTAGGCTTCCAGCCAAAGTACTGGAGGTATCGCCCTATCTGCTGTCGTGAACCAAGGTTAAACTGAGGGAAGTCGATGCGACTAAACTCGCCACCCACTGTTTCCCAGCCATCTCCTAAAAACTTTAGGCCAACGACAGACATACTACCGTCCTTCTTAATCTTAGGCTTGATCTCCTTGATGTAGGTAGGNAAGGGTTTGAATACCTTCTGTACCTCATCCTCAAGATCAAACTTCTTTTCCTTCAGTTCCGCCAGCAACACGAATGCTTTCTCTTGATCTAAGAGCCAGCCTGTTTTAATTTGCTGTGATACAATGCTTTGTACTTGATGTTCAAGGCTAATGCTTTCAGCTCCAAAATCTGCAAGGTCAAGAAGTAATCTCTTGTACACCAGCACATTAACATTAACGTCTTGCTCGCAATAGTCCACCATATCCTGCGAATAATTATCCCAGTCACTATGATCTCCTTTAGCTTGGTTTAAGTACTTCTCGCCCCAGTTACGTAGCGAGTGACCACCTTCCCGTGAAGGGTTAGCCAGTCTCGACATGACCAATGTGTCGGTCACTTTGCATTTGCTGAAGTCCGTTCCTAACAACTGCTCAAGGACAGGGATGTCATAGTCAATGATGTTGTGACCTATGATCTCACACTCTCCAAGACCTGCGATGTAATCGTTGAACGACAGGAGCGTGTCACCTGAGAACGTATGCGTCTCACGGGTGTCCAGTTCCGTAGCTACAATTACCCAGACCTTTGTAGGCTTAAGGCCGTTGGCTTCAATGTCAAATACAAGCTGCTTCATTTAAAACTCCGCGTTATCTCCTGTAGGACAGGCTGTCTCAATCATGCGACCTGACTCCTTATCGTAGTACAGGTAACACGCGGGGCCAGTCAGACCTACAAACCTATTCTTCAATACACGTACCGTGGTGGTGTTGCGTATCTCCGGGTCAGCGTGTTGTTGGTCACGCTCCAAGCCAATGACAATATCACTGAGCTGGGCGATGGCCGCAGAACCACGCAGCTCACCCAAGCTAATCTTACCACCGTCCTCGTGTGCCTTGGCACCGCTGGNTCTGCGAAGGTGTGATACTAGGAATAGCCCTACACCTGTCTCCTGAACCAGCTTTCGGAGGTTGGTCATAATACTGTCGATAGCCTTACGTTCGTCACCGTTGTCCTGANCGCTGACCACAATACTAAGGTGNTCTAGGATGATCCACTTGCAGTCCAGACCTTTAGCCATGTATCGTATACGGCCTAACAGATCGTCCTCGCTTGTGCTACCCCAATGATCTAACAACTGTAACTTATCTAAACCAAACGTCCTTTCCCAGTAACCACGCTCTTCCTCTATTGATACCCCTGCTCGTACCTCTGGTATGTGAAGTAGCTTGTTAGCCTCCATAGACATAATACCTAACGTAGTCTTAGGTATGTCTTCCTCCAGAGCTAGGATGCCGATGTTGTCTTCCGTGTTCTTCAATAGATANTACTCAAGCTCTCGCATGATCTGNCTCTTACCCATTCCTGACCCTGATGTGATGGTCACTAACTCCTGCGGTCTAAAGCCGTAGGTAAAAGCATTCAAGCAGTCCCAAGGATAGGGTATGGACTTGACATCCCTCTTCTCTTGAAGTAAATCCCAAGTATCTAAACCTGAGACAATACCGTCCGGTCTAAATGTCTTAGCGTTCCACCACTCCTTCACAAACGCCTGCACCTGATTGCTCTTGAGCATATCGCCAGCATCCTTGGCTGGCAGTGTGACGTTCTTGGCCTTGTTGGGGGTGAACAGATTAAGCACCGACTTGGCTGCCTCCTGTCCTGCCTTGTCGTTGTCAAAGCAGATCACCACATTGTCAAAGGTCTCAAGCCACTCTAGGTTCGCTTTGATGTCTTTGGCTGCTCCGGCTGCACCTGATCTGATGGAGACGACTGGCCACTTTCCGTCGAACATCTCGTTGACAGCAAGTGCGTCCGCCTCGCCTTCTGTGATCGTGATGTATTTACCGCCACCTTTGAACGCCTGCTGGCCGAACAACCCTGCCTCATTGAACTCCCCTGTTGCATAGAATGATTTAGTTTCGGTGATCCGCACCTTGGTTCCTGTCACCGTACCTGTGTCCTTGTTATGGTACGGGTAGTGATGCTTGACAATTTGTCCGTCCGTGCCGTACTCAACTGTCACACCGTACCGCTGGCATGTTGACTGTGAGATACGTCTATCAGGGATTGCCGCTATGACACCTGTCATCTCTAATGACCTCATTGGTTTACGTTGTTCTACTTGACCTATCTGGCCGTTGCCGTGTTCGTAATGGTTGCAGCCCCCAGAGAAGCAGACTGCATGTCCATCACTATAGCGAGCCAGATTGTCCGATGAGCCACACGAAGGGCATGGCTCATGTTGGACGAATGTTGACTCTACTGCCACTAGAAGTCCTCTCCGCCTTCCTGCTCTGCGACCTCCAGTACCTTGATCTTGTTAAGGTACGTGCTGGTGCCGTGTACAGGATGTGGCTGGCCTTCTGCGTACATGATACGCACCTTAGAGCCTCGACCAATGCGACCCTTGAACGGGTTACCTTCCGCGTCCATCACCGGGACATCGTACTTGGTGCTGAACTTGCGCTGCTTGACTCCCTCGTACTCGCGGAGCTTGACACCAGCTTCGGACAGAGTGCCCGCTGTTGGTTCATCCAAGCTGAGAACCAGAGAGAACTTCCCGGTGGACTGACCCTGATACATCTCATGCTCGTCTAGGTTTTCAAATGCTACTAAGCCTTCTAATACTGCCATGGTTACTACCTCTATGTTATGACCCCTAAGGATCGTTTGGTTAATACTTTAAAATTAATCTTTAAAATTATCCTTTACTACCTGAGTATTATATCAAGTATTTAAGAGTACGTCAAACTCTTTCTCACTTAATTGTCCTATGCTGTCATACATAGCCTCATCACTATGCGACAGACAGACATTGCACAGGTCTAAGTGTATCCCGGTCTCCTTATCGACCTTCTTTAGTTCATGTTCGTTTAGTATAACGTCACACGCTTTGCATCTACTCATCTGGGAATGCCTCTCTGTATTGTCTAGTCATATCGTCATAGGGATTGCTGTAGTACTCATCACGCATCTGCTTTGTGACCCTCTGTGTTAGCTCTGAGAGCGTCATACAGTATACCTGATACTCGACTAGCTCATCGACCATAACGTGCGCCTGTGGCTCTATCCAGTCGCTCTGAGCGTAGTCATACCCCAGCATCTCTTCTTTAATCCTAC